AAAATGCACTGGTGCAGGATGAAAAGTTTGTACAGGCATCGGAAAAAAATAATAAAATACATGATTCTTTATCCTTGTGGTCTGAAGCTGATAAAAATACCGCGAAAATTGCTTTGGTTAAGGGGAATGAAGCTGGAGAAAAGCTCTTCGGAAAGAGCCCGGAAGAAGGGCGAAAGGTATCTGGAGCTTTGGCACAAAATGGGCTTCTGGAAAAGACAAGCAGAGCTGGTAGTGGCCGCAGGACGGGAAATCTTCGCAGTGTATTAGATGAGGCTGGTGATTCACCGGCCTTTTATAATGCAAAAGTTTCATCGATGGAGAGTAAACCTGTCAAACCATTAGAAAGCCGGGTTTCGGGGGATGAGCTTTTAGATGCGAAAGACAATATAGATCTTATAAAAGATGTAGGAGGTGATGTAGATAGTAACGGATATGTTACACTATATCATAGAACTTCTCATGAAAATGCAGAACGAATAAGGAAAAGCGGTAACATGTCGGCCAAGGAGGACGGCGTGTTTTTTTCTACTTCAAAGAGCGGTTATAACAAAGATTATGGTGACGATGTTGTTGAATTAAAGGTTCCTGTGGAGAAGCTTCAACTTGATGATATTTTTGACAATGAGGCACATTTTAGAATTCCGTTGAAGAGCAGAGAAAGCACATTAGATGTATCTGGGTATATAATACATGATAAAGGTTCGTTCGAGAAAATATACGAAAAAGAGAGAACCTTATCAAATCACGGAGTCCAAGCCTCCGGCTTCAACAATTCCCTCAATAACAGCATACCCGAAAGGCTGCCTGAGGTCAAGGGCGGACGCATTGATAGAAAGGCAAAGCAGCTTGAAATAATCCGTAATTCAAATAAAATGACAGATGACTACCATGTTGGGATAAGAGATGCAGACGACATTAAGACATTTGAAGAGGCTATGAAAGACTCAGAGAGCTTTTTCTATGGGGACTTTAGTTTGAAAGATGCAAGGAAGGCGCTGAAGGAGGGGAAAGTTACTGTATATAGTTCTAAACCTATTGAGCAGGGCGGTTTTGTATCAACCTCTAAGAACATGGCTAAAGACTATGCCGGAGGCGGAGAGATTTATTCCCGCAGAGTGGACATAGATGACATTGCATGGATTAATGGCGATGAAGGCCAGTATGCAAAAGTATCGCTTTCGGCAGGAAGTCGTCTGAAGGATGATAAAGGTGTACTTGACAGTCTCAGAAAGGTATCTGAAAATCTGTATGGTGAAAAAGGCAACAGATATCTTCCTGATGCAAGGAATATTAAGATGGTAGAGGCAGACAATGAGCTTCCTCGTGTGGCTCATGCTGAAAAAACTAAAGTTAAAGGCGAGGCTAAAGCTGCAAGGTATGAGAGAAGGAGCGTAAGGGCTTTTGACCGCACTGTAAAAGAGGCTCTTGATATCAGCAGATACGGTGATAACAGAAAGATTAAACAGCTTACTGATGAAGCTGTTGAAAAAATGAAAAGCGGATCTCTTACATCGGAAGATAAGGATAAGCTGTTTGATACCATTTTTGAAGAGGGAATAAATGTTGATATGACTTTCCTTGAAAAATATAAGCATCTTAAAGATGAGCTCAGAAACAAACCGCTGAAAGTAACCGACAGTATAAGAAAAGATATAGCAGATTTTAACGACTTCAGAAAAGGCAATATGGGAACTCTCAGACTTTCTAAGGAAGGTCGGGATATAGAAACTGAATACCTTGAACTTCGCAGCATGTATCCGGAACTGTTCCCGGAAAAAAACATTCCGGCAGAAATGCTTGAAGAACTGAGTGGTGTAATGAAGAGCATAAAGGCGACAGAAACGAAGATATCAAAGCTGTACAGCAATGAAGAAGCCGATGCATTTATAAAATACTCAAGAGAAAGATTTGATGCTGCGCTGAATGAACTTGATAAGGAGATTCACATTGTTAAAAGGTACATGAAAAAACCTGAACTGTATTCTCGCGAAGAGCTGAACAGCACAGTTTACGATATAAACAGGTTCAGAAGAGAGGCTGACAAGGTAAAGCGTGACAATCTGCTTACAGATGAGGACAGAGGCTTTGTTGATATGCTTCACGCAGGAAAGCTGCGTCCTGAGAATGTAGAGCACTTCTCTCCAAACAGCAAAGGCGTACTTGCGGTGTACAATGCCGAAAAGAAGGTAAAAGATGCAGAGCGGCCGCTCAAGGATATAGGTGAGAGAACAAGAGCATATTATGAGGATCTTGCGGACAAAGCCCTTGAACAAAGCGACAGCTTCAAGGATAAAAAAAGCGGCTGGCGTTACAACAGAGAAACCGCCGAGAGAAACATTATTGACATTGCAGGCAAGGAAAACGGAGAAGAAATCAACAGAATATACTTTACTGAAGTGCATAACAGCGAAGCACTTGCCACAGAACTCAAAAACGGTCTGCGTAATGAGATAAAGAAGCTGAAAATATCCACAAAGCCTGTATATGATATAAGCGGGAAAGACAGTTTCTCCATGCGCATGAGAAACATGACAGGCGGAAAGAAGAAATTAAGTGAATCTTCACTGGTACAGCTTTGCGGTGAGGGGAAACTGCCGGAGGAAGAGCTGGAGCTGTTTTTAGAACGATTCGGGGACCCTGCAAGGAAGGTTGAGCTTCGTGAAAAAATAGAGCAGAGCGTAGAAACATTCCGCAGAATATATGACGACCTCTTCCACTATATGAACCAGGAACTTATACGCAACGGATATCCTCCGATGGAATATAGAAAAAACTATTTTCCTCACTTTGAAGAATCAAGGCCGGACGGACTCCTTGCAAAGATAGGCAGCAAGCTCGGCTTTGATGTCAGAGCCGATGAGCTGCCTACAGACATAGCGGGACTGACGCACACTTTTAGACCTGGCAAGAAGTGGTTTGCTCATGCACTGTCACGTACTGCCGATGTCACCGAGTACGATGCATTGAAAGGCTTTGATATGTATCTGGAAGGCGCCGCAGATATAATATGTCATACGGAAAACATACAGAAACTCAGAGCTTTTGAAAATGCCATGAGATATAAGTATAGTAATCAGGCAGTCAAAGATGAGGTATACAGATTAAGAAAGAAATTCATAAACGGAGAAATAGGAAGCTTTGAATATCACACCCTTGTAGACAAAGTATATGAAACGAGAGATAAGACTAAGCTGGCTAATCTCGCCACATGGACGCGCAGATATACCGATAATCTCGCCGGGAAAAAGAGTATAGATGACAGGAGCTATGAGTACAGTATGGGTCGTATAATGTACGATGTAACAAAAGCTGCTGAGGGGCAACTGGCCGCAAATATGGTTGCGGTAAATCCCGCATCGTGGCTCACAAACTTTATTCCTCTTGTGCAGGGCGGAAACGTAAGCCCGGCCAACGTGTTAAAGGGAATGGCTCAGACAGTGCAGAACCGTATCAGAAGAGACGGTCTTGATGAGCTTTCCACGTTTTTGACAAACAGAAAAGGCTCAGATGTTCTCTGGAAGAGTAGAACTGAAAAATGGCAGGACTTTCTGACAAAGCCTATGAAAGTGATTGACGAGTTCACTTCGGAGGCTTTGTTCAGAGCGAAATATCTCGATGAGGTTGCAAAGGGAGCCTCTCAGCTGGAAGCTGTAAGAGTCGCTGACAGATTTGCAGCAGATGTCATAGCTGACAGGAGCAAGGGTGCGCTGCCTATTGCATTTAACTCCAAAAACCCTGTCAAGAAAATATTCACGATGTTTCAGGTGGAGGTAAACAACCAGTGGTCACATCTAATGAAGGATATTCCGAGAAATTCAGAAAACGTTGCAGCTGTCGCGTTCGCCTTTACAAACTTCTTTGTGGCATCATATATCTTCAATGATGTGTATGAGCATTTTATAGGGAGAAGGCCTGCACTGGATCCTATAGGCTGGGCAAATGACTTTATGGGTGATGTTACGGGCAGGAAAGTTCCAAACCTCTGGGACGCTGCAGTAACTGCGGCAAAGGGCGACAGAGTGATGCTTGAATATGTGGATCAGGATACTGCTGCAGAAGTTAACCTTGCAAAGAATGTTGTTAAAGACATTCCGTTTGTAGGAGGTTTTTTGGAAGGTGGACGACTGCCTATATCCAGCGCGCTTCCTGATATGTGGACTACAGGAAAGGCTGTAGGCAAGTATTTCAGGGAAGATGATTCAAAGAAAAAGGCACTGTCACAGATAGGCAGGGAAATGATTAAACCGGCCGCATATCTGCTGCCGCCGGTAGGCGGAGGACAGGCCAAGAAGATATATGAAGCAGGCAGAACCTTTGCAGGTCAGGGCGATTATGGTCTTGATAAGGACGGTGAACAGCAGCTCAAATTTGCGGCAGACAGAAATGCCGGCAATGTTATAAAAGGGGCTCTGTTTGGTAAATATGCAATGGGAAGCGGTCAGGAGTATATAGACAGCGGTTTCAAGATGCTCTCTGCAAAAAAGACAGCTGCATTCAAGGAAGCTGTTGAAGCGGGTATGAAACCATCTGAAGCGGAGCAGTTTATAAGGAGTCTGTCAGATGATGCCGAGACAGCCCGTAACTATATTTATAAATCTGACCTGACCGATTCACAGAAGAACGCAGTCGGTAAAGCCATTCAGAAAAATGATAAGAAAATAGACTACAGCAACGAAACATCATATAAATACTCGATGCTTAACAAGCAGCAGAAAGAGAAAGTAGATGAGCTTAGAGATAAGGGCTTTACAAAAGAGTCTGCATTGAAGATAAGAGAAGCTGTTAAAGGGCATTCAAGTCAGATGGCGCAGGTTATGGCTCTGGCCGGCACAGGGTATGATACTCCGGAAGTATACGCTGCTCTGGGGATAAAAAGAGGAAGAAACGGCAACGGTCCGAGAGAAAAGGCAGAAGTGCTTACTTCATATGGTCTGTCTATAGATGATTTTGACACAGTTAAAGAGGCAGCTGACAGGAACGGCAGCGGAAATGTCAGCATTGAAGAGGCTATGAGGTACCTTGACGGTACAGGCTACGGCAGGAAGGAGTGCTACGCTCTTACATTTGCGATGACCGGGTGTAAGCACGGCAATAATCCATACAGATAAAGTTATTGAGAGCGCAAGGCTCTTTTTTTAATACACAGGGGAGGTGTTTGTGATGAAGTGAATACACATCAGAAGAAGTTACAATAGAAAAGGATAGGTGATGAAATGACAATAACAACAGACACAATCATTACAGCTGCAGCAGTAATTGGTGCGGTAATAACTATTTTCGGTGTGCTTTTTGCAATCTACAAATGGTATCTGAAAATAGGAGAGATGGGAGCTGAGATAACCCACATGAAAGAAGAAAACACAATGCTCTGCTATACAATGTCGGCTTGTCTTGACGGACTTATACAGCTTGGAGCCAACCATGCAGTCCCGACTGCCAAAGATAAGCTGGATAAATATTTGAATAAGCAGGCGCATAAGTAATATGAGGAGGTATATATAATGAAGATTTCAAAGGAAACAATAATCAGAAGCATTATGCTTTTAATCGGCGTAATTAACACGGTATGCGTTTTACTGGGCTGGAACCCACTGGAGCTTGACGAGAGTGTTATCTACGATGCAGTATCGGCTATATATATGGTAGCAGTAACAGCCTGGGCATGGTGGAAGAACAATTCCTTTACACACGCTGCCATTTCAGCGGACAGTGTAAAGGAAACAATGAAAAACGGCATATCACTCGTTGAGGCGATAGAGGAACTAACCGACAGGCGTGATCCGGAAGATAAGCAGGTGATATAATGGCACCAAAAATAAACAAGAGGATCTCACCTTACAATCATACGGTCTATAACAATAGGGATATCAGATACATAGTAATCCACTGGGTAGGAGCTGTATCTACCGCAAAGAACAATGCGGAGTTCTTCGCCAGAGCTAACAGAAATGCTTCTGCCCATTACTTTGTGGATAAAGACGAGATATGGCAGTCCGTACTGGACAAAAACGCAGCGTGGGCTGTAGGCGGCGGACCGTTCTCACAGGGGAGCAAAGGCTCAAAGTATGGCAAGAAGTGCAAAAATGCAAACAGTATATCCATAGAGATGTGCTGCATCAAGAAGAACGGCAGGCTTATAGTAGATCCGAAAGCCATAAAAAAGGCTGCAGTACTGGTTAAATACCTGCAGCAGAAATACGACATCCCAGACAACCGAGTGATCAGGCACTATGATGTAACAGGCAAAGGCTGCCCGGGTGGCTACCTGACGGATAAGAAATGGAAAGCCCTGAGAAAGGAGCTTACTGAATAATAAATATCTTAAATAAGGAAGAAAAATTAAATCTTGAATATTGACACAAGCCCTCTGATTGCGATGCATGACGAGGGCTTTTTTCTACAAAAAATAATCAAATTGTGTAATTTGTTAGCCACATAGTATCTTTTTTATGGTAATATAATGATATCTGTAACAATGAGAGGTGAAGTTATGGCAGGATGGGATGAAATATTAAGAGAACAAAACGAAACATGGTCGCGAAGTGATTATATACGTAGAAAGTATTTGAAAAAACTGTCGCAAAAAACAGGCAGAAATACTATCGCATATTATTCAGCATTTTTAACAAGAGGTGGTGAGGGAATTGCTAATCTTGATATTAATGACTTGGATATGAATGGGTTTATGAATACATTAAAAGGGTTAGATTGTAATAAAGGACTAGATTTGATTTTGCATACGCCTGGGGGTTCTCCAGCAGCGGCAGAGGCTATAATAACTTACCTTCGTAAAAAGTTTGATTTTGATATTAGGGTAATAGTACCACAATTGGCCATGTCCGCCGGGACTATGATAGCTTGTGCTGCTAAAGAGATTATTATGGGAAAACAATCGAGCCTAGGACCTATTGATCCACAATTTAATGGAATTCCTGCATATAATATAGCGCAAGAATTTGAAGAAGCAAAGAGTGATTTGGCAGATAATCCGGAGAATGCAACCTTTTGGGCTATTAGATTGCAACAATATCCTGCAGCATTTTTAAAGACTGCACTTGATGCAATAAGCTTGTCAGGGACACTCATAGAAGAATGGCTAGGTACTTGCATGTTTAATAAGAACGACCCTAATGATGTGCCTGTTATTGAAAATATAGTGAATACTTTGAACGAACATACTGATTCAAAATCGCATGGCAGACATTTTGGGTTGGATTTCTGCAGAGACATGGGACTGAAAATAGCTCCGATGGAGGAAGATGATGAACTTCAAGATGCCATACTAAGTGTTCATCATGCATATATGCTTGCATTAGAAAATACGGGAGCAGTAAAAATTATTGAAAATCAAGAGGGTAAAGCTGTTATAAATAATGCATAATATATAAAGATAAAAATAAAAAAGGAGCTTTAAGATGGATAATAAAGGTGTAGACTATGGAATAAGGGAACTTTATGAACAATTAGATAATAAGTCAAGTTTGAAAAAGGAAGAGTTATTTAATTTGCAAAAGACAATGGGAAATAGTGGAGTTAACAACCGCTTAAAAAGTGCTTTTTCTGGGAACAATCACAGAAAAAATAGTTCTTTATGGTCGAGTAGTATAAAGTGAAGTATGACGAAATCATTATAACAAAAATCATCGTAATTGCATTTTAAGCCCTTTAAATGAGGGCTTTTTTATTTGCAAAAAATAAAAGAAGCTCGCAAGGCGACAGGAATGAGTCAGCAACAAATGTATGATGAAATGGGCATTCCCAAAAGAACGATAGAGGATTGAAAAAGAGGCATAAGAAATTGCCCTGAATGGACTGAAAGACTGATTGTTGCAGAACTTTACCGTATAAAAATAGAAAAGAATAAGTATCACAACTGTAACCGGGACACCTAGTGGGACACCCACCGGTGTAATGGTTGAAAAATAACGGTTTGTTGCCTGCTTCCCAAGCAGGGGATTGCCGGTTCGAGTCCGGTATGCCGCTCCATATGTGAAACGCTTGAAAACGTTGGAATTTAAAAGGTTTCAGGCGTTTTTTATTTTTGATAATTTTACAGTTAATGTAAAATTATATCACTGAAAGGTCGTTTGAGGTCGTTTGAGGTGGGACACCCGGTGGGACACCCTCGGTCAAATTTATCAATTTTGCAGCCTCAAGGATAGTAGTATTATCTGCGTGGGTATAAATGTTTGCGGTCAAGGATATATCGCTATGCCCCATCAGATATTGTGCGGATCTGATGTCAACTCCCTTCTTCTGTAGATCAGTACAGTAAGTATGCCGCAGGTCGTACGGGACAAAATCCTCTGCCAGAGGGAAGGGCGGTATAAGCTTATTTCTGTAAACCCTACAGCCCATGGAAATATTCATCTCCCTGTACAATCTTTTGACCGTTCGTTTATAAGAACCTTCCTTGTGTTTTTTACCCGCCTGATTAGGAGCAATATAGTCGAACTTAGGAGTATCTTTTATCCTGCGATATAAAGCATCGGGAATAGGTACAGTGCGATCAGCATTATGCGTTTTTGTCCCTCTTATATGCAAGACCGGTTGACCTTCTAAGAGAGATATATCCTTGCCCATAGCTTCCATAGCTTCAGAAGGCCTGCAGCCACAATAGAGCATCAAAAGGAACAGAACAAAACCATCATCAGCTTCGGCCACCTTGAGCAGGTGCTTTCTTTCCTGCTCTGTTATTGCTCGTCGGCCATTGGTGTATCCTGCTGGCTTCGTGATGTTTTCTGCAGGATTCTCAAGAAGCAGTTTGTTTTCCACTGCTTTGCGAAAGATGAAATTAAGCATCTGGTACACACCGTCTATTTGCCTCTTGGACTTTCCCGTCTGCATATTAACAACCTGCTGACAGTGAAGAGGCTTAACCTTCTTGAGCTGCATGCTCCCGATAGGCTCGAATATGCAGTGACTCATAGATTGCATATATTTCTCTCGCGTTATATCATTTTGGTTTGTTTTGTATGTTTCTACCGCTTTGACTGCCCATTCCCTGACAGTCATACTGTTTGATATTACAACTTTCCCTTCTTCAAGATCTCTTATCTTGTTTGCCATCTTAATGATGGCGTCCTTCTCGCTGTTACCTCTGACTTTATATCGTTTGCCGTCAAAGGTAAAGGTCTTTACGTAATCGTATTTCTTCAATTGTATTCACCTCACTTGATTCAGGCATCAAATTGCCCGCAATTGACAGTGGGGTTACAGTTGTGATATACTCTAACTGTGCTAGGATGTTAGGGCCTATCATGGCCGTAACCCACCAGACACTGTTGCGCCAACAGCAGTGTCTGTTTTTTATTTTGAAAATTATTATTGTTTTTTCCTCTTTCACGAATTATACTAATAGTAGCTCATCTGCCAAGTGTAGAAGGAGTCAGCTGGATTTCTTACGGATTTCTAGCCTTTTTATTTTTCGATAGAAATGATTGCTCGGGCTTCTTCCCGGCAATCATTTCCCTTGCTTTCTCCAACAACAAACGCCTTTGACCGTCTGTAAGCAGCCGGCAGCAAGAAAACAATTCCTCGTAATAGAGGAAAGTTTCCTCGCTGTTAAATTCCATAATCAGATGTTCAAAATCCGTTCTGCTGTCGTGCAATGTCATAAAAACCCCCACTACTTATTGTCGTGATGCATTGGGCAGCAAAGTTAAAGATCTGCCTTTAAGAAAGAACTTAGATATACTTCGTCATCAGGATATAATGATAAGTGTTTTTCTAGGTAATAATTAATTGATACCTCTGTGTATATAGCAGGTTCTCTGTTATCCATAAAGTTGATTGCAGCTAAGAGAGTTGGCAGACCTGATGCGCCTTTGCCCGCCCGATAGTCTGCAGGAGTTATTTTAAGTTTTGCATGCAATATTGGAGAATATCTAAAAGTTGCTTTCGTTTCAAAATTATAAATTCTACCGCCATGAGCTGCGCGGTTTCTGTAATCTAAACAGACGAAAAGCGTATCCATGAATAAGTTTTTTATTTCTGGACGACCTTGAATAAAGCTTAAAGGTGAATCATATATTAAAGACAATATCTTTTCTTTCTGAGGACCCTTTTGCAGTTTTATAAAATTTGCAAGATTACCGAAGCTTGCACCCTTGAGAAGGATCCATGGTGGCACATTTCCGTAAGTTTCTCTATAGTGCTTCATTGGCTGGTCGTTATCAGTTATTATTTTGTTGAATTTCTTTAAGATATCATTCAACTGATGCTTGCCGCTCTTGCCACTGCGGAAATTTATAGGGTTTAGATACAAATTCTGATCTGCCCCATATGTTTCAGCCAGCACGTGAGCTACTGCGGTACGCAGATTATCTTCAACCTCAAGCATTGACGCCATAAGAGCATTCCTTATACCACGATCCATTCTATAAAGTGAATATATCTGTTCAAAAGTCACACCCTCTTTGTAAACTTCCTTGCCTGCAATGATATCCACATAGGGGTCTTTGTAGCCGTTTATAATGCTGTAATAACCGAAACGCTGCAGAGCTTTAAGAGCAGTTTCTTCGGAGGTGAATTTCAATCCTCGTCTTTTAAGTATTTTGACTTGTTCTTCAAAAGTGGTAAAATCTTTATCCATGGGAGCCCTCCATAAAAGCACTAAAGAGCCACAAGCAACGCTTATGACCCTTTAGGTAGGCTGAAAACAACAGCCAGTCATTAAATTGTTACTTTTATTATATGCTGTACTTGGCGAAAATACAACAGCAAATTTATTAAATTTTTATATAGAATCGCAACTTATTTATTAAAAAGTACCAAAAATCAACCAATCAAACAACATGCCTGATACTCTCCAGCTCTCAGATGATTAACTATGAGGCATCAGTTGGTTTAAATTGATACCAAAGGAATATTGCCATAGCACTAAGAACCGATAGCCCCAAAATTGCCAATAGTCTTTTCGAGAGAGAAACTTTTTCGAATGAAAAGGTTTCCTGCAGGTGGTGGGTACAGGCGGATACGAGGCTTGACGCAATGAAGATAGAAAGCCAGGAGATAGACCAAACAAGCAATGCACCAAGAAAACTTTTATTTGTAAAAAGCGCAATGAATGCGGAAACAATCGAGGCACTAATACAACAATCCAAGAAAGGCTTGTTCCAATAAAACTCTTTGCGTTGAAATGGAATTGTAATATAAATATAATCCTCTTGCTCGCTAGGAACGACGTAAGTCGGAGTTGGGAATTTCAGGCCGTGATGGACTAAAGCATGAAGCGCACCATCAATACGATCGTATAAAATTGAGAAAACCAAGCTATCGGCACGACTGCTTCCAGGAAAAGATAAAGTTATATCGGGGAAGTCAACAACAGTATATGTAGTCGTACCATAAAAATAAGTAACCCGTACAGGGTAAGTTAACTTTTTCATTAAGCACCTCCAATATTTACATCTTAGAAAATCATATTGATTTTTTCACAAAATGGGTTATTATATATAACGAAGAAACGCTGCCAGAGAACGCGAGGGTGTATCACCAGCATACTAGATATGTGGTAGTCGCGCTGGGGGTTTTTTCATTTTTTGATCTGCTATGTAGACTGTATATTTATCTGACATATTCTCCATTCTAAATTACCTCCATATTTACATTGTGCCTCATATCTTCCAGCTCGTTGACATCAAATATATAATCAAAGTCTTTATCATTAATGTGCTGCATCTCATGTCGGTAAGCCTGATATTGCTTTTCAGCATTCAGACAAGCATTGATAAGTATTGTATAACCTTCATCCGGATTTTTAACAGACAGTCCCGCAACAGCAGCAGGAAGCCAGTTCACAATAAACACTTTTATATATTCCATAGACACTCCTCCGCAAAAGAACTAATCCTCGGGTGATTCATCTTTTTTAAGTCTGTCAATCATACTTATAACCAGATCCATATCCTCAGGGCTGATTTTGCGAGAAGCATCAAACAGCATTCTCATTTCAGGACGTTCATATACCTCCTGAGCTATAGCAGCTGTTTCAGGGTCTAAATAATAACCTGAAGGTTTTTCGCCATTTTCTAAATCTATATTCATAAGTTCATCCATAGTAATATTGAACATTGCAGATAATTGTTTTACAACAGATATGGAAGGCTCAGATACACCGCTTTCCCATTTTTGTATAGTGGTGAACGATTTATAACCGAGTTTTTCGGCTAATTCATCTTGTGACAGATTGTATTTTTTTCTCAAATATCTTAAATTGCTTGAAAATGCCATATTGCAATCTCCTTTCGTGTATTATCTATTATAAATAAACTTGAAAAAAAATCAAGATAATTTTAATAAAAAAATAAAAAACTTGAAAATAAATCAAGAAAACTGTTGACACTTGAAAATAAATCAAGTATTATGATGTTGAGAGGAGGCAAGCTATGGATAAAAAATACACACTTAAAGAGCTTAGGGCTCGTAAAAATATGACTCAAGCAGATGTGGCTAAAAGGCTTGGAATTTCAGCACAAACGTACTGCGCATGGGAAAATGATTTCGGCATAGTAAAGATGAGAGCAGCTGGTTCTGTAGCAAAATTATTCGGCGTTAAGGTTGACGAGATAAAGTTTAAGAGCTAATTTTTTTTTTTAAAATTAACTTGAAAATAAATCAAGCGATTATGTACTATGTAGCATAATACAAACTGAAGAGACTGGAGGTTAAAGATGGAACGAAAAGAGAAACAGGAACTAACTGAATATGAGGATATCATAAACAACCTCATAGATCTTGTAGAAAGAAAGAAGCTCAAGAAGGGTGCTATTGCAGCAAAACTGGGACTTAGCAGTCAGCAGTTCAGCGATATATTACATGGAAGAAAACTGTTGCGAATAGAAGATGTGCCGCTTATGGCGGAAGCTTTAGAAGTGGATATTGCTGATATATTTTCTGCCAAAAAAGTAAAAGGTAAGGTGAAACCGATGCTTGTAGTAGAACTAAAGAAGCTATTGGCGGATATGCCAGACAACTTAGAGGTCGTGACAGAGACACTGGAAGCGGATATGAGCAAGACCTCATGCATTTATAGAAATCGCATTGTTGGAGTAGACATAGAGGAAACTCCAAGTATATCCCCAGTACTCTGTCCGGAATTTAAGGGAAAACAAGTTGTAACGTTGAGAATTGTTAAAAGAAGAAACTTTTAACAAAGGCAGCAAGCGCAATACATGTAGTAATCCAGTATTTTATATCATTTTTTATTTGTAAGGCGTGGCTGGATTCAAAACTGTCTATAGCTTCATAAGCCTTAGGGGTAAGTACATAGTAATGCATGCCTTTACACACTTCAATATATCCAGTTCTATATAGTATGTCTATCTGCTTTTGGATATTTGGCGTGTTGTTGGGGAATGAGAGGTTGTTGTATTTGCCTGAGTTTAGACGTTTTAGGATTGCTATTTTTTCTTTATTCATGCTAAATTCTCCTTTCTACTTACTCAGCTGTCGGCAGCAGCCTGTAAGTAGAGTATAGGAGAGAGCAGAGAAAAAGTAAAGAAGATAAAGATGCAGGAGGTGAGAAGATGAAAATTACGCAATACGAGATAGACCTGATGAAAGAAATAGAGCAGGCAAAAGACGCAGAAACCGCCAAAACTTTCAAAAGAAAATTAAGGCGGCTTCACAGACAGAAAGCCGTTAGGGCGGTACAAGAGGCTTTAGGTACATCTATCCCGGAGATACCAATACAACTTACTTATGAGATAGAGTTTTGAAGTTGGAGAGAAGCTTATTGTATGTAAAAAGGTATTCTCTTAACTCGTCAAGCTGATCGTTGTCGATATATACCTCTCCACGAAGAGCCTTATCAGCAAAATCAACAGCAAGAAGAACAATATTTGTTTCTTCTTCGGACAAAGGCGTGTGCTCAATAAGTTTTATTCCGGCACTGGTACACAAGGAATAAATGCTTTGAAAATCTTCGTCACTGATAAGTTCGTAAGATGGCAAGATGCTGAGTGCTGTAGTTATAGCAGTAACATCAATGTTACTTAAAGAATATTGTTTAGGTTTCATTGTTAATCTCCTTTCCTGCTTACTCGACTGTGAGGGCAGCCTGTAAGTAGAGTATAGGAGAGAGCAGAGAAAAAGTAAAGAAGAAAAGAAGCTATTGACTTTAAGAACAACATACAGGAGGTGAAGAATGATGTTAAACAGAAAAGAAATGATAAGCCGTTTGGAGAGTTTTTCCGGAGGAGCATTCATAACAAGAAAGAAGCTTGCTCAGTGTATGGGCCGCAAAGATCCTCACTCCGTAGACAAGTTCCTTAGGGACCTGCCAAAAGTAGATAAAGAACTGTATTTTATCCCCGACGTGGCAGACGCGCTAATTGCATCATCAGGAGGCAGATAATGAGAAAACACAGAATAAGAAAGCTCAGTCTGCTGTGGTGGACAAGCAGAACAGGCTTACTGCTGTTATTGGCAGCAGCAGTATACATATTAACAGGTGCAGCGGTAGCTCTGCAGTAGGATAGACCCTAACATTCGAGCACAAGAGAGGAGTTATCAATGGGCAGAGCAAAGAAGAAATACCGCAGAACAAGGAGAGCCGAAAAGGCTCTCCGCAGGGATGAGCAGGACAGGCTCCTGACGAGAGAAAAGATAATTGTAAATAAAATGAGGGCTGTATATGCCCGGTATGGTAAGAATAATGAAACATGGAAAGAAACCGACATTAAAACAGAAGAAACTGCTGATCAGAAATGACCTTGATCCGGGGGATTGGCTGATAGTCAAAACCTCAGAGCAGCTCATAGAGATTGTTCACAGACACAGCAGACAGATAAGGAGGATCAGTAATGCTTAGCAAGTACTATTTCACATTCGGAGATGATCCGGGATACCCGTATGAAGGCGGCTGGGTAACAGTTATAGCCGAAAACATGACACAGGCGATGAGATTTTTTGCAGCAAGGTTTCCCTGTGATGAAGGCCTTTTGTGCGCTGAGGTCTATCCTCAGGAGGAATTCCGAAAGACAGGAATGTATTTAAACGGCAACAGGGGCCGCTATTCACATGAAGTAATAGGAATTATTAAAAGGAGAAAGAAATGAGTTACTACGATACCTGCGCGATACCAAAACCGGTAACAGGGAAGAAAAAGAAAAAATACAACGGCTACAAGGACAAGCCCGGCAGGTTCTGCGCATACACCGGACAGCCGTATGCAGAGCGTCACGAGGTGTTTGGAGGACCCAACAGGCAGATAAGCATTGACATGGGGTTTCAGGTTGATGTGTCGCCGGAGGTTCACAGAGAGCTGCATGACAACATAACCGAGTGGGCGCAGAATGAAAACAGAAGGCTGAGACAGAATTTTCAGAGCCGGTACGAGCACGACCTTATAGATGCCGGAATGTCGGAGGAACAGGCAAGATATGCGTGGATACAGCTTATAGGAAGGAGTTATGCAGATGTATAAAGATGAAATGCAGATGATCAACGGAATCTGCCGCTACTGCGGGCAGGGAGTGATGGTTAAAGCCATGGACCGGCGCGATGCAGACCTTAAGGCTGCAGATGAGTGCAGCTGCGGCAAGGCTGTGGCTATGAAAATGTATCATAAGGCAGAAGCGAGGCTTGAAGAGCTGATAGGTGATGCCGCGGTTGCTGAGGGATATGCTAAGGTATCATCGGAGCAGAGAGTTTTCGCATTTAATATGCTGGAGATGGTCTGTAATGAGCATGCCGGCGCAATAACCGTAAATATAGATGACTCTGTCATCAGGATTGCCGCTGCAGGTGAAGGTAAGGTAAAACTGTCAAGAACAAGAAAGGTACAGAAAGAATTCAAGGTGTAGCTATGACAAATGAAGAACGTGCAGAGAAGCTGTTTTGCATAGGCGAGCATATCAATAAAATGCGAAGTGCTCTTTACGGCCAGCGCGTAATGTGGGTTGTGGCAAAAAAACGTGAAGACGAAAGCTGGATGGAGCATATAGAGCTCTTCGCGGAAACTTTAAAAGAAAAGATAATTGAAGCGGAAAGAGAATATGAACTGCTGTTTGCCGGTGACGGCGGGCTTCAGTGCAATATGTTTGAAGGAGAAACAGGTGAAAGTCAGAATACTGCCGGCAGTACAGCACGCATATGAGGTGGAAGATGGAAGATAAGAAAAGAAGGGCATATATAATAGGCCAGACGAAAGGCTTTGATGCAAAGGAAAGATTCGAAACAGCGGAAAAGTTTCTCAGAGGATTTGGACTTGAGGTTTTCAATCCCGAAAGCTTTGAGAGATATATATCGGGCTTCACAAAAGACGATGAAGAAATTGAAGACTTCAAGCTGTGGTATATCAAAGAGTGTGACGTTGCATATATGCTGGATGGGTATGAACAGAGTCCGGAGGCTGCAAGAGCATACAGAGCGGCAAGAGTCAGAGGTCTTGATATGGCATATGAGCAGAAAGGAATATAAAAATGCATAATGAGAAAAAGATGATAATGTATCTGAAGCTTGACAGCCTTGTGCCGCATCCGCAGAACCCGAGAAAAGAACTCGGTGACCTGACGGAGCTTGCAGACAGCATTAAGGCTGTGGGAGTAATGCAGAACCTCACAGTTGTTCCGGAAGACGAGGAATGGAACAGCTTCAGGATAGTTATAGGGCACAGACGCGCCGCCGCGGCCGGACTTGCAGGACTTGAAGAAGTTCCATGTGTGGTAATTGAGCATATGGACGAGAAGGAACAGCTTGCAACGATGCTTCTTGAAAACATACAGAGAAGTGATCTAACGGTTATAGAGCAGGCGGAAGGCTTCCAGATGATGATAGACATAGGGGCTTCCATTACCGAGATATCGCGGAGAACCGGCTTTGGCGAAACAACTATAAGGCACAGAGTGAAACTTCTTGAGCTTGACAGGAAGCTGCTGGAGGAAAAACAGCCGCAGATGAAGATAAACGACATGATATACCTTGAAAAGATAAAGGATCCGAAAAGGAGAGAAACCGTATTAAAGCTGTACGGCGGAGCTGCAAACTTCGCGCAGCGGGTTGATCAGGAGGCCCAAACGGAAGCACGGCAGGAGAAAAAGGAGCAGGTGATAAAACTTCTTGAAGAGCGGGGACTCAAAGAGGTGAAAGCATCATGGACGTTTGACAGAAAAGGAGAAGTCGATGTAAATGATTTTGATGGGGATGCCGAAATTCCGGAAGACGCTGCATATTACTCACCGTACCTGTCGTATGACGGCAGACTGATCCTGTATGGTGAAAGAGAAAGAAATAACCAGCCGGAAGAGAGCGCAGAAGCCCAGGAAAAACGTAAAAGGATCGAAGATGCCCAGGAAAGATACAGAACTCTGGAAACTCTGTATGGAGAAATGAACGAGCGCATGGCGGACTTCGTGCTATCGTTTAAAAGCTTTGACGATGAGCAGAAAATTGATATACAGAAAAGCGCGCAGATGCACATGATTACAAACAGCTACATCGATATAGGCGAGGTATATGATTTTCTGTATGGCATAGGAGTTTTAAAAACAAGCAGAGCTGACCTTGAAGAAGGAAAAGATATAGACGAAGCCTGCAGAGTCATATCCGACAGCATAGAAATGGTGAATGTCGATACAGTGTGGATTGCAGTTCTGCTTGCAGATCTCGGAAGAGGCCGATGCACAATCAACAGCACATGGAGAGGCGTGGTTACATACAACGATAACACAAGCTATAAAGCGATAGCCGACCTGATTGTAAGGCTGGGATATGAACTTTCAGAAGAAGAGGAGCAGCTTCTGAATGGCACTCATAAGCTGTTTGACAGGGAGGAAGAAGATGAGAGCAAATGAGAATTTCACAGAAATATTCGGCAGCGATGAAGAGCAACTGCGCGATAAGCAGATGTTCGTCAGAAATCTTGGCCAATTGCTTTCCCAGACCGGAACAGGCGTGATGACTGCAGAGCTTGAAGACAAAGACACTGTTGTCATTTACTTTGTCGGTGGCACTAAAAGAGTAAATATAGCCTGCGACAGCTATCTGGCTATTATCAAAGATGTAGTGGACGCAATTTAAAAGAGGAAAATAAGATGCCGGGAAAGATATTAATAACAGAGGAAGAGTTCAGAGAACTCTGCGCCAAATACACAAGAGAAGAAATAGCAAAAATGAAAGGGGCAACAGAAGGCTGGGTATGGACAAAAACAAAGCAGTACGGCATAAAGCCTATAGCAGCATGTGAAGTCTGCTTGAAGAAATTTGTTCCCGCAGGAAAAGAGAGGCAATGCCCCAACTGCAGAAAAAACCCAGTAAAAGAAAGAAGCAAACCTGCATACAAGCCAAAAGAGAATGTAAAAAAATCAAACGTATTCGAGATTGAAAAGCAGATGAGAAAGCAAGGTAAAAACTATGCAGACTACCAGAAGGCAAAGACAATTGAGGAATTTGCAAGGGTGGAGGTGAGGAGACGAAATGAAGACCGGCAAACGTGGTAAAAGACACTATGTTGCACTTTCTGATAGACGGCAGGCAGAGAGGAAATGCCAAAGCTTTAAAGGAAGCAGTCTATGACCTTATAGGAATGACAACCCAGAAGAAGAAAAGTCTGAAAGAGGCAGGAAAAATAAATTGTAGAAGGAGGAAAAGGAAATGACATTTAAAGAAGCATTAGAAAAAATGAAACTGGGGTACACAGTTAAAAGACCGCACTGGGCAGGTTACTGGCAGCTGGATATCAAAAATGAGGTGCTCAATATGCACACAAAAGAGGGCAAGGTAATCGAAATAAGAGAAACTGACAGACTTTTATACACTCTTGAAAATATTGCAGCAGATGACTGGATTGTAGCTGCTGCCAGCAATACACCGATATTAGGAGGCACTGCATTGTTTGACTTTGGAGAAGCAATAAAGCTTGTAAAGAGAGGACTGAAACTTTCAAGGAAAGGCTGGAACGGCAAAGGCCAGTACATATCCATAGCAGTAGGAATATCATATATAGATTTAGATGACACTGTGAAAAATGCAGACCATGATGCTATGGGAAATAAAGCGATAGTGTTCAATGGAACCTCAGGAACTCAGGTTGGCTGGCTTGCATCACAATCAGATATGCTTGCAGAGGACTGGTATGTAATTGATTAGAGGGATGCAGATGAAAGTATACGAATTAATGAAAGAACTCGAAAGCAAACCTGCAGGAGCAGAGGTGACTGTGGTGTGTGATGTGACAAAAGAGGAGCTTGAGGAGCTGCTTGCAGACGAAGCTCCGAGAGAACTTGTGGCCGACATTGAAGATGTAGATGCCGCAGGAGAAACAAAAGTACTTATATATGTATAGAAAACAGCCTGGGACAAGCCTCAGAAAGCAGTCCCGGGCATACCTGTCGGATAACGGTAACCGGATGAGCTCGTGCATAGAGCAATAAAGCTTGATTAGAGTATTAAATATAGGACGGTAAGATGAAAGTAGTAAAAGAAGTATGGGTAGCAGGCAGAACAATAGGAGTGGCGATAAAACTCTCAACAGGAGACCACACAAAAAAGAGAGCGCCAAAGAAAAACATCACATCCGAGAAAGTCAGAAGGAATAACAACAGACTTTCAGCTAGAAATCTTACTATGCTCATTAATGCAAATTTCGGAAAAGACGATGCGCATTATACCCTTACCCATGAGGTAGAAGTAACTCAGAAGCAGGCAGCAAAAGAACGCACGAATTTTCTCAGGAGATTATCAGCGAGATTCAAAAAAGCCGGTAAGGAGCTCAAGTATATAGCTGTGACTGAATACAAGAACAAGAGAATCCATCACCATATTCTGATTAACAGCAGTGACCTTGAGCTTATTGAAGAGGTCTGGGGAAAAGGCCACGTGCATTGTACCAAACTTGACGACTCCGGGGATTACCAGGAGCTTGCGGAATATCTGATCAAGGAGACTCAGAAAACTTTCAGAGAAAAGGATTCAGTACACAAAAGCAGATATTCACCAAGCCGCAATCTCGTTAAGCCGGTAATCAAAAGAGAAGAGGACGTAGATATAAGGGAACTGTTCAAAGACCCCAAGCCGATAGAGGGCTACTACATACCTGAGGGCAGAATCAGAAGATACACGCATCCTGTTACAGGGCTGGAGTATCTGGAATACACAATGGTTGCCATAGATAAGCCGAGGAGATACAAAGTATGGCCGAGAGGCAAAGTCGTGAAAGGAAGTGAGTATTATAAAATCAACTATGAAGAGGAGCAGCTGGATTTTGACATTGATTTTTGAAAGAAGGTGAGAAAATGGGACGAGACTACCAGAGGATTAAAAACAACAAGTACATACTGCCCCGAAACCTGTACAGGCATACCCTGTATGTGATAAGGGACTATGACAGAATCAGGCTGGAGTATGAAGATATGCTTCAGCTGCCGGCTGTGCGCTCTGACGGACAGCCCAAAGGCACTGATAAAAGCGATCCGACGGCTTTAACTGCTGCAAGGGCAGAGAAGTATCATGACATAATCAGCGCAGTTGACAAGGCAAAAAAAGAAATACCCAAAGAGTACAGAAAAGGCGTATGGCAGAACATTGTCCACGAGGCACCTTTTCCGCTTACTGCTGCGCGAAGCACTTACGGCCTTTATAAATCAAAGTTTGTGTATATGGTTGCAAAACACCTGTGCCTTACCGAATAAAAAAAATAAAGTTCGGACGCACGGGAAAAAAATACGTGTTATTATGATACTGTGAAAAAGATTTGATAAGCGCCTTGTTCGGGCGTTTTTTCATTTAGGAGGTTGCAATGATAAGGCTGTGGGACGAGAAAAACAAAAGAATGATTCCCGAAGATGAGACGCTCAAGCTCACGCTGGAGGAAGCGGGACAGTATGACCGGCTGAGACCTGCAGAAATTACAGACATAAACGATACTGCTGTTTACGAGGGTGATTTTGTAAAGCTTAAAAATATGGCAAGAGATGAAAAGGGCAAAAGGATTGACCGCAAGGTGTATTTCGGAACAGTCACTTTTGAGCACTGCTGTTTCTTTCTTGAGATTCTGTCTGTGGAGAGCAGAAACAGGAAACTTGAAATGCCGGAGCAGTATATCCACACTATAGGCTATCAGGAGGAAATAGAGATACTGGGAAACGTATATGAGAACCCGGAGCTGCTTGTTAAATACACCGAGTATGCCCCGGAGTCTTTCCGTAAGCAAAATGATTAAAAATTAGCACTTCTAGCAGATAACACGCACATATGCGCGCAATACATTATATGCGCAGAAAGGGGGATGTATGGCAAATTTGTACGAAAAGATGGTTTTGCCCAGACTGGAAGACATAAGAAAATGGGCAGAAAACGGAGTTACTGAAGAGGATATCGCAAAGAACTGCGGAGTAAGTTATGCGTCCTTCAGAAACTACAAAAAAACCCACCTGGAGCTTGAAGGAGCTCTACTTGCAGGAAGAACTGTAGCAGACCTTAAGGTGGAAGGAGCGCTGTTTAAAAAGGCGACCGGTTTTTCATACAAGGAGACACGAAAGAGCAAAAAGTATGACAGAGAAGCGGAAAAATATATTGAAGAATCTCAGAATACCACCAGATATGTTCCGCCGGACACACAGGCGGCAATGTTTTATCTGACAAACAGAAAGCCCGGAGAATGGAAGAACAGACAGGATCTGAACGCGAAAGTCACAGGGGAGCTTAATCTGGAGGATCTGATAGAATGATTTACAGCGCGGATTTTTGGATAAAAAAGCGAAAAGAGCTCTGGGATGAAAAGAAAGACATAGAGCTTGACTCACAGATGAGAAAAGCTCTTGCGAAAGAGATCATTGAAAATAAAACCCTGAGAAAAGAAGTTATTGCATTTCCCGAAAGGTTCATAGAACTCTTTTTCGTTATAGTTGACAAGAGAAAACAGGTTGTGCCGTTTTTTCTGAACGAGGTGCAGCGTGAGTTTGCAGACACACTTAATCACTGCATAAGCGAATTTAAGGCAGGCAGGCTTGCCAGAGTGAGAATCCTTATTCTGAAGGGCAGACAGCAGGGTTTTACCAGCTTCATAACCGCATATCAGCTGGCGTGTTCAATGCTGAGAAAGAATTTTGAAGGCTATACCCTTGCAGATGTAACAAGCAATGCGACAGCCATATTTGACAACAAGGCAAAATTCCCAAAGAACCAGCTGCCGGAGCTTTTAAAGCCTACAGAGCAGTTTAACAACAAGAAGCAGCTGAAATTTTCGGTGCTGAATTCAACGTGGGAAGTAGGAACAGCGACAAAGAATGTAGGCCGTTCCCGTACCGTAAACTTCTTTCACGGTTCTGAGGCTGCCTTCTGGGAGGTTCCCATGTCAGACATACAGGCAGCGCTTGGAGAGGCGCTTACAAAGGACTGCATTGAAATCTATGAAACCACCGCCAACGGCTTTAATGACTACAAGGATATGTGGGACAGCGGTGTGTATATAAACTGCTTTTATGAGTGGTGGAAGACAGACGAGTATGCACAGGCTTTTGAAAGTAAAGTCTGTGAAGATGACTTTAAAAAGCTTGTATCCGAAAACGCCGAATGGATCGGCGAGCGCATAAGATGGCTGCTGGAAAAGGGCGTATCTGTAAGCCGGTGCTACTGGTACTATAAAAAGTATCAGGGCTATATAGACAAGGACATCATCAAGCAGGAATACCCCTGCACACCCGAAGAAGCATTCCTGATGAGCGGAAGACCTGTGTTTGATCTGTCAGCCATAGTAAGAAGGATTGCAGACCTGAGGGAAAAATATAAAGAGCAGCCGTACATAGAGGGCTGTTTCTGCTTTGAGTGGCATAACCCGGATACCCAGGATTTCATAATGGCGGGACAGCCTGCAGAAGAGTTTGGCATAGGCAAAAAGGAGTACAGGGAAAGGCATATGGATAAGTCCACAATCAGATTTTCCGATAAAGGCAGTCCGTATATAAGGATTTATGAAGAACCGCAGGAGCTGACCCCGTATGTCATATCAGGAGACACCAAAGGCGAAGGTTCTGATTTCTATGCGGCAACGGTTATAAACAACATAACCGGAAACAGAGCAGCTTCTTTGCATATGCAGGTTAATAATTCAAGGCCGTTTACATATCAGCTCTACTGTCTTGGCATGCACTACAACAAGGCTCTTGTAGGCGTGGAGAAGAACTTCAACACAGGACCTATAGAAGAACTGGTAAGATTGGGATATCCGAATCAGTATACAAGACGGAAGTATGACACCTACACAGGAGAGCACGAAAAAAGATACGGCTGGGATACAAATCGTCATACAAGACCTCTTATCATTGACAACGAGATTGAAATCATCAATGAGCATATATATCTCATAAATGATATCCCGACTCTTGAAGAGGCTCTTACCTTCGTCTATGACGACAACGGAAGACCTGATGCCATGGAGGGAAAGCACGATGACCTGTTAATATCGGATATGATTGCGAACGAACTGCGAAAGTCCCAGAGCTATAAGCTGCAGGAACCTGAAAGACGTAAAGTTAAATATACTGAGGATATGCTTGAGGACTGGAACAGCGCAACAGAAGAAGAGAAAAAGACAATGTACGAAAGGTGGGGAGCCCCGGATGTATAAAAAGAAAAAGAATATAAAACTTGATGACTGGAGAGAAAAATATTCATCAGCCAGAAACGCGTATACGGACAATATAGCCCGGATGCAGAAAAACCAGAAGCAGTATGACGGCGAGCTTCAGCCGGAAGGTAAAAAAGTTGATCCGATTTTCAATTTCACCTTTGAGCTTGTGGAGTCGGCCATTGACAACGGAGTGCCTCAGCCAAAGGTTGAGCCTGACATTCCGTCAGAAAAGGGCAATGAGCTTGCAAGAATCATAGAGAATATGATCAAGGGCGAAATGAAGAGACTGGAATTTGATGTTTTCAATGATGAAGACGAGAGGACCACAAAGATATGCGGAGGGGACATAGGCCTTATAGAGTGGGATAATTCCATTACAACCCACGACACTGTGGGAGCTCTGTCAATAAGACCGCTGCCGCCGATACAGTTCATTCCGCAGGAGGGAGTGTATCATAAAAAGTATATGGACTATATGTTTCTGACTTTTGAGGATACAAAAGCAAGACTTGAAAAAAGATACAGCGTCAACGTTGATATGGAAGGCATTGATCAGGAAACTGCAGAACCTGTTACAAGTGATGAGCTTGCAACGCAGGTTCTTTGTTTTTACAGAAATGACCGGGGAAATATAGGCTGTTTTTCATGGTGCGGCGATACTGTTCTGATTGATGAAGAGGACTATCAGGCAAGAACCCAGTATGTGTGCGCAAAATGCGGCAGAGGCAGAGCCATAGGAGAAATGGAGTGCGCCTGCGGTTCAAAGACATATAAAAGGCAGAACCTGTATGAAGAGGAACTGCAGGAAGACATAGAACAGTATGACGGTACAGTTATTCCTGCAATGGATTATGCCAGAGATGATGACGGAGAATTTCTTTATGAGGACGTGGAAGAGCCTGTAACGGAAATAAACCCTGTTACGGGAATGAAAGAGCCTGTATACAGACAGATTTTCGATGACAGCCTCAATGTTATGGGTGAAGAGCCTTTGACTCAGCAGAGCAGTCAGCCGTATATGGTGCCTACAAAAATACCTTACTATGTGCCGGGTGACTTCCCTGTATGTATAAGAAAAAACATATCAACGGTAAAGAACGTGCTGGGCAAAAGTGACGTAGAGGTTATTTATACGGCGCAGGACAAGACAGATAAAATATCCACACGCCTTGGGGATAAGGTTATAAACGGCGGAAGGTTTCTCACAAAGCCTAAGAGTCTGAACTTTAATTTTTCAAACGGCCAGCAGATTGTGGAGATAAACAAGCCCGATGAAAAGAACATGATAGACTCAATAGACCTGTCATTCTCACCGTCAGGCGATATAGAGGCGATAAACACCCTGTACTACTGGGCTAAGTCAATGCTGGGAATAAACGAATCCTCACAGGGCAAAGAGGACTCGACTGCAACCTCAGGCAGGGCAAAGGAAGCTCAGATAAGCAGAGCTCTCGGCAGGCAGCAGTCTAAGGTTGTTATGAAAGAGGCTTTTTACAGGGATATATTCAGGTCAGTCTTTCAGTTTATGCTTGCCTATGCAGATGAACCCAGGACATATAAGACAAAAGACGAGGAAGGAAGAGATGAGGAGGTTGTGTTCAGCAGATATGACTTCCTGCAGCAGGACGATAACGGCAAATGGTACTATAACGACCGGTTCACTTTTTCTGTTGACTCAAACGGCACTGCCAATGAAGACAGGCAGGCTGTGCTTGAGATGATGAAGGAAGACTACAACTCAGGCCTTTACGGAGATCCTGCCACAACAGAGGCGAAGCTTAACTACTGGCGCGACAGAGAGATGATGAATTATCCGAATGCGGGAAGACAGGTTAAGCGCTGGCAGAAAAAATATGAAGAGGAACAGCAGATGATGAGTCAGCAGCAGGAAAGAGAGCAGTTTGATATGCTTGTGCAGCAGCTTGTAGCAGAAGGTATACCCGAAGAAGAGGCTATGGAGCAGGCGGCGGCGCAGCTTGGAATAAATGATGAACAGGAGGTGAATTCCGATGAAGTGCAGGAAATGCAGCTGTGAGATGTATCTTGATCATGTACAGGGAGATACAAAGATTTATACGTGCATCAATGAAAACTGTTCTTCATACTTACAACCGTCAGAAGGAGACGAGCTGTTTATGAAGAAGACAGAGGAAGAAGCAAGAAAACTTGCAGAAAAAATAAACAAATAGTTATAAAGAGCCTTTACGGCTCTTTAAATATATTCGGGAGGATAGAAAATGTTTGGAACACTTAAAAAAAGACTTGAGCCGTATCTGCTTGCAGACGGGAAAGAGTCCGGCGAAATAGAGACAGGACTCGCCGACCTGTCAGGTGAATATGAAGAAGGTGAAAACATTCAGGAGCTCACCGACCCTGAGGAAGAAGAGTATGAGGATTTTGAAGAGGAAATTGAAGAGGAAGACTTTGAAGAGGAAGAATCTGATGATGAGGATGAGCGCGACTATGAAAGAGACGCAGCTTATCAGCAGATGCGCCTTGACGCGCAGGCAAGAGAAGAACGCATAGCAGAGCTTGAAAACGAGCTTGCAGGAGCGCAGGCGGGAACAAACAGCCTTTTTGAAACCACATACAAGGGCAGATTGAATCCGTACACTGGTGAAGTGATTGAAACTATGGAAGACTATAACGAGTACCAGCAGGAACACATAAGGCAGACTCTGGCGTCTGCAGGACTTCCTGAAAACTTCATTGATGAGCAGATAAACAATCACCCTGCCATAAAAAAAGCCAATGCTGTTATGCAGCAGATTGAGCGGGCAAACTTTGAATCACAGATTGCAAATGATCTTGTGGAGATAAGAAAAATCAATCCCGAAATCAGGGATATTCAGGACCTTGCCGAAGATCCCGATGCGGATATCATAGAGGCTTATGTACGAAACGGGCATACCTATGCGGAAGCTTACAGCAGAGTTCACCATATGAGAAACCCCCAGAAGAAAACCGTAAAGAGAGATACCAAATCTCATATAAAGACAACCTCGGGCGGCGCAGGGGACTATGTTGAAGTTCCCGCAGAAGTTATGGCGCAGTACAGAGCCATTAATCCGAAAGCTACAGACAAGGAAATCAGGGAGCATTATAAAAAATCCAGGAAGGAGTAAGAAATGAATAAGAAACCTACATACGCAGGGCGCATCAGTAATAAAGGCGCTCAGAAAGTTGAAGCTATATTCCCTCAGAAAAAAGGGAAGTCACCGGTTAAAAAGACCGGAGAAGATTTAAGAAACGGAGGAAAGAAATAATGAAGCTATGGAAATCACACGGAGCATCAGCTGCTCCGATAGAAACTATTCCTGCAGATTCCTCGCTTTCATATAAAGTTGGTGAGGGCCTTGTTATAACATCAAACAAGGCTGCCAAGGCTGCAGGGACAACCGCTCCGGCATACATATGCGTGGGTCCTGCAAAGGACGGAAATGTACCTGTGATCAAGATGTCAAAGGAAGACGTTTATGCAGCGCCTCTTAGCGCCGCAGGGACATCTCTTAACATCGGAGACAAGGTAACGGTTGATACAGATTCAATCAGACTTACGGCAACAACCACAAACGGTGTTGCAGAAATAGTAGGCTTTGCAACAGCGGCCAAGGCTGCAGGCGATGAAGTCTATTTCAGAATATAAGGAGGGATAACTGATGGGTATTACTTTTTCAAAATCCAGCGGAGTTAACAATTCCGTATATGGTGCATCACAGGAACCTATAAAAATGTTCCTTGAAAAGAGAGTTGAGGCTTTTGAGAACAATTCCGGAATTTCCACAATGTTCTTTATGGACAAATCGAAGCACTTCGGAGAAAAACTTACGGGAATGACGGCCATGGACGGCTTCCAGCCTGTAGTTGAAGGCGGGGCATATCCGAAAGATGAGATGCAGGAGACCTACAGCCAGGTGCTTGAGCACGCAACATGGAAGGACTCCTTTGCAATCACTCAGGAGATGGTTGAAGACAGCCAGACGATGAACCTCAGGAAGAAACCGGCCGCATTTATCAATTCATACTTCAGAACAAGAGAGATGTTCGGAGCTGAAATTTACGGAGGCGGTCTTTCCGGCACAACAATGACTTTCAGAGGAATGACCTTTAAGACCTCCTGTAATGACGGACTTTCACAGTTCAACACCGCGCATACTTCAATAACAGGAAAGACCGGAACACAGTCGAATATGTTTACGAACACATTCTCTGCATCCGCGCTGTCAAAGGTTGAAACTGCCATGCAGAACTTTAAAGGTGACAACGGAGAGGTTCTTTCGGTTATTCCTAACGTTATCCTTATTCCAAATGATGCAGCTATGAAAGAGGCTGTGTTTGCTGCAATAGGGGCAGATAAGGATCCGTCAACGTCAAACAATGCTTTCAACTATGAATTTGGAAGATGGACTGTATGCGTAAATCCTTATCTGAACAAGTTCGTAACTTCTGATAATAAGCCTTGGTGGCTGCTTTCGGAATCATACAACGAAGAATACGGCGGAGCTGTATGGCTTGACAGAATTGAGCTGGAAGTGAAATCATATGTCGATGAAAACACAGACAATAATATCTGGAAAGGTCGTTCAAGATTCGTTGCAGGTTTCAATGACTGGAGATTCTGTGCAGTAGGCGGAATGAAGAACGGAACAACTTTATCATAGTTTTATGGGGTAGTTTTTTTACTACCCCGATTTAAGCGTTTTTGAAAAGGAGAAAAAAATGTTAAAGAACTTAAAAACCGGAGACAGGTTTGTAGATGAAATCGGTAGAGTATTTCTTGTTAAAAAGGTTATTCCCGATGGGTACGAAACAGAATTTATCGGACTGACAGATTACGAAGAAGGGCAGAAGCCGTACAGGCTTGAAGCTGAAGAAAAGAAGCCGGAAACTGTCAGGAAGAAAGGCGGCAGAAAAACAAATAGACAGGAAGAGGAAAATCAGCAGACTGATGATGTAAGGCCAGAGGGTGAGGAGGATAAAGATGGCGAAAATGCAGAAACCGGCTCCGAAACACCCGAAGATGAAAAGAAATCTGAAGAGGACAAGTAAATGAAGTGGGGAGAATGTAAACTGCTTGCACTGCAGAAACTTGATCCGGCTGCAAGGTCCCTTTCTCCTACACGAAACACCAAAGATTATCTTAGTGCTATGGTGGGAGTGGCAAACAGAGGACTTCAGGACCTTGCTACCGCAGGCAAGTACATAATTAAAAAATATGAAATCATGCAGCCCGAAATCAGAAATGCTGCAGTAAATTCCGACTTTAATATAAAGCAGCATGTAAACAGTGATATTTCAGTAAAGGCAAAGGGAAAGGCCTACTATTTTGAGGTTGAAGGCGGCGCTGTGGTGGAGATTTATAAAGACGGAGCCTTGATTAAGACTGTGAACAGCACCGAAAGGGGAAGCTTTACAAAGTATAAGGGTATAACCGGAAACGAAACCGGTGATATTGAGATAAGGTTTACAGGGTCATTTCCGTACAGCTACAGAAACGTTGCTGTTTATGATGTTCTGTTTGGAGAGGATGCCGACGTATGGGAGTATACGAGAGAAAAAAGATATGACCTCAGAGCGTTTACGGATGACTTCTATAAGCTTGTTACCGCAAATCTTGTGTTTGATAATGAAATCTATAAAAACACCTGTGACTATTACTGGGAGGGTGAAAGTACTCTGGTACTTCCCGGACTTGTGGCAGCAAACTTCAAGGTCCATTATTATGCATATCCGCAGACAGTGACAGCTTTAACTCCCGATGATGAAGAGCTTTGTCTGGATCCGGAGGTGGCAAATCTGCTTCCTGTATATATGGCTGCAGAGCTTATGGAAGATGATGACTCATCGCTTGCCTTTTATTTTCGTGAGCAGTATACAGAAGCAAAGAACAGGCTTGCCCCTACGCAGGTGCAGGGCAAGTCTGTATTTATTGATGAACAGGGGTGGTCGTAATGCAGGCTCCAAAGCCAAAGACTGTATATCAGGAAGTCATATCAAACTTTAACGGCATAGACTTTAGAAATGCACCGTCAAAGGTTGCGCCAACGAGAAGTCCCAACTGTATCAATATGATACGGGAAACTAAGGGAAACAATCGCAAAAGAAGAGGCTACGAAACTCTGTATACTCTTGACGGGGCTATCAACGGTTTTCATGTACTGAGAATAAATAACGAGGAAAAGACATTGGTCCATGCCGGCAGCAGGATATATCTGCATGGAACGCAGCCCTCTCTTTTGTATTCGCAGGCTAATAACCATATATCAACCTCAAGACAGATAGGAAAAAAGCTGTTTATACTGGACGGAAGTTCGCTGCTTGTTTATGACGGACAGACAGTTAAGAAGGCATCTGACGGAGCATATGTGCCTACAATAACTATTGCCAAAACATATCAGGGCGGTGGCACCAGATATGAGCCTGTAAATCTTCTGACTCCGTGGAGAACGGAAAGATTTATGGGTGACGGCGCAAACAAAACTTTTCAGCTGGGAGCTGCAGGCATTGATTCTGATGCGGTAAGTATAAAGGCTCTTAACAGTACAGGCTCTTTTGATACTCTCATTGAGAATACCGATTTTACTGTAGACAGGGTAAATGGAAAGTTCACCTTGAATACGGCGCGTGCAACTCCTGTTGCCGGTGAGGATAATCTGTATGTTACATACGCGAAAACAATTGAAGGATATGCAGACCGGATTGGAAAGTGTGACATATGCACTATATATGGAATAAACGGCCAGCGTGACAGACTGTTTGCCGCGGGAAATCCTGATCTTCCGCATTATGACTGGTACTGCAAATCGAACGACCCGACCATGTGGGGAGATACATGGTATGCTGTAATCGGCCAGCCGGACTCTTCGATTGTAGGATATTCTCACGTTAATGACTATCTTGTAATCCAGAAGAACGCAGCGGCAAATGATATGAATGCTGTTTTAAGGCGTGGCGTTTATGACAGTGAGGCGGGACAGGTGGTTTTCCAGACTGCCGGCACATATGCGGCAGCCGGAGCCTTGGGCAAGCATTCGTTTGTCAACTTTGAAAACGAACCTCTCTATCTTACAACCGATAAGAATATAGCGGCGATAACGCCAAGTGACTATACGGGAGAGCGTACCTCTCAGGAAAGAAGCTACTACATTTCCGGAGCTCTTGCAGATGAGGATGACATTGAAAACGCATACGCAATAAGGTGGAGAGATTTCTATATGCTTGCTGTCGGCGAAAAGGTATATATACTGGACGCTTCGCAGCCTGTATATGAAAAGAATATGCCGTATGCCACAAGACAGTATGAATGCTATCTGTGGACCAATATTAATGCTAAAGTGATGGCTGTAATAGGAGACAGACTGTATTTTGGAACTGCAGACGGAAAGGTAAAGAGGTTCTTTGACAACGACAATTCTGCATCTTTTAAGGATGACGGAATAACAGTCAGTCGAACCGTAAATATTGACGGTGAAGAAAAAACAACAATTGAGTCAATACCCTGCTTCTGGGATACTTATGAGATATATGGTACGCAGGAAGAACTGAAAAAAACATTTAAACATCTTGCTGTATGCCTCAATGCATATCCTCATACAGGCTGCAGGGTATGGGCTAAGATAGACGGAATATGGGAAATTATATTTGATTATGACTCCTCGGCAAACTATCTTGATTTTAATGATGTTGATTTTAATGATTTTTCTTTCAGGACCGACGACACTCCGACAATTATCGGAGGAAAGTTCAAGGCAAAGAACCTTATTCATATACAGCTCAGATTTGAAAATTCAAAGCCTCAGCCGTTTTCTGTGCTTTGGGCGAAACTTAAATATACATTAGGCGGAAACTATATAAAGTAACGCCGGAAAGGAGAATTCATGGGTTTACCGGACTTAAAATTTACAGAAACCGATTTTTTAAACAGAAAAATTGCAGACCTGTCCGACACACCGAATTCAGACGGTATGTCGGCAGCAGACCTTAAAGCATATTTTGACTATATGCCTAAAACACTGATAGCGCTTACAAGACTTAACACCCTTATAGATATCATAAACGGCACATCGGGCGCAGGAGAAGTGGGAGCAAGTACAATATCGGGAGTTACAGGTACTACGGCGCAAGCTCTGATGGAAGGTCTTAAATCCCTTATAGATCTGAGATATACCAAAGATGAAACCGATAATCTTTTAAGTTTAAAAGCAACGAACGAAACAGTGTCGCAGCTTGTTAAAAATGTTGACTTTGATGAGAACACCGGCAAGTTCACATTCACTTTTGAGAGCGGAAACACAAAGGTGATAGATACTGCCATGGAGAAGATTGCGGTTAATTTTTCCTATGACGCAGAAACTCAGAGCCTTGTTTTAGAGTATGCCGATGGAAGTACAGAAAGTATATCGCTTGCAGAATTTATAACCAATAACGAGTTCGAGGATTCGAACACTATAGCCATTACAGTTACAGGCGGCATTGTCAAAGCCGAAATCAAGCCGGGGTCAATAACTGATGATATACTGTCAAGCGCGCTGCAAGCAACTCTTGTAAACTATGTTTCCTCAGCGTCAGATTCGGCACAGGCAGCAGCTTCAAGCGAAGCCAATGCAGGTACTTATGCAGGCACAGCATCAAATGCGGCACAGACAGCTACGCAGAAGGCAAAAGATGCGGCAGACAGTGAGGCGGAAGCTCAGAGCCAGAGCAGGCTGGCCAAGTCCTATGCTGTTGGAGGAACAGGGGCAAGACCGGGTGAGAATAATGATAATGCAAAATATTATTCGGAGCAGGCAGATTTAAAAGCTGCAGCTTCTTCTGTAAGTGCAGCCAGTGCAAGTTCGGCGGCAGCTTCGGCTTCAGATTCAGCACAGGCAGCAGCTTCAAGCGAAGTCAATGCAGGCTCTTATGCAGGCACCGCATCAAATGCAGCACAGACAGCTGCCCAGAAAGCAAACAGTGCCTCTGACAGCGCGGCGGTTGCTATAGCACAGGCTGACAAATCCAAATCATATGCTGTAGGCAATACCGGCACAAGAGATGGTGAAAATACGGATAACGCACAGTATTACGCAGGTCAGGCAGGGCTGAAAGCGTCTGCTGCAGCAGGATCGGCAGGACAGGCTGCGAATAGTGCGGCAAATGCAGCCGGCTCAGCAAATTCTGCGGCAGCTGCTGCTCAAGCGGCAGAGCAGGCTAAAAACCAGGCACAGGAAATCGTAGGCGGCGATTTCCTTACTAAGACAGGTGACGGAAGTGACGTGACTGCGACTTTTACGGAAACGGCTTCAAGAACCAATATTGCAGCAGGTGAAAAGCTTTCTGTGCTTTTCGGCAAGATAAAAAAGTTTTTTGCTGACTTAAAAACAGTAGCATTTTCAGGCAGCTATGCTGATTTAAGTGATAAACCTGTAATACCTGAAAAGAATAAAGTTTTAACAGGTTCACTTACAGTTTCGGACTGGACGGATGAAACAGGAGGTTTTAAGCAGATTTTAACTGTATCGGGGCTTGCTGCTGCAGGATATACATATACTGTCTATCCTGATTCAGCACAGTATAAAGCGTGGACAGAGGCAGGAATATATGCTGATGATGTTACAACAGCCAATCAGATGACATTCCACTGCACGGCAAAACCAACAGCAGCAGTATCGGTAAACATAAAGAAAGAGCAGGTGGGATAATGGGTAATGTAATCAATATGATAGGCGGCGGTGAAAATGTAAATGCCGAAGTCGCTACGCAAAAAACAGACATTGAACTGATTGCAAAACAGATAGCTTCTGTACAGTTGGCTTTTAACAGTACATATGTATGGGGTAAATATACAGCTTCGGGCGGTGATTTACTTGATTATGTGTATTCTACGGATAGCTCAGCATATCCTGACGGTAGTACGCAAGGCGGTTACTACTATAAGTGGGTAAAGCCTGTTGAAGATTTTGCTACATCAACTTGGGCAGAGATAAAAGCCGCAGTACAGAAAGGAATAGGCGGTTTGGATTTATCTAAATGCTGGGCTGTAGGTGACACGAAATCAGTAACTCTAACTACAGGCGAAACCATAGAATTACAGATAGCAGGGTTTAATCACGACACATATTCAGATGGAGTAACAGCTCCAGTAACGCTTGTGATGAAGAACTGTCTAAATATAACAGCACCGATGAACAGCAGTGATACAAATAGTGGCGGCTACCCTGCTAGTGCAATGAAAACATATGTAGAAACTAATATTTATGATAAGCTACCTAGCGATTTGAAAACCATAGTAGCACCAGTTAAAAAGAAATGCTACACAACATATAATCAAGCAAGTTCGCTTAGCGAAGCAAACTATAATGTATGGCTATTGGCAGAAGCAGAAGTGTTTGACAGTGTCACTCAAACAGTCGGTAGTGGCGAGGGTACAAAGTATCCTATATTTACAGACGACACAAGCAGAAGTAAAAAGATAAACGGGCTAGCCAACATTTGGTGGTTGCGTTCGGCTCGTTCGAGTCATTCGACTGTCTTTGTTTTGGTCAACTACGGCGGCAGCATCGTCTCCATCTCCTACTCTTCGGAGAACAGTTTTGGTGTAGTAGTCGGCTTATGCGTAAGATAA